GCCATCGTAGCCTTTGGCTTCAAAGCCCGAACCATCTGTCAGCACAAACTCTCCGGTGTCAGGCTTGCGGCCAAATATCACAGCAGGTTTACCATCCCACTTTACAGTAGTGGTCTTTTGTGGTGCATCAGCGGCATGTTGAATGATAGCTAGTGCTTCATCTACTCCACGTGAGCCTTTGCGAAATATTAGATCTTCTAGGTGTTCAATACCCTTGGCTCGGCCGCCTACATTGCCTTCGTCGGCTTCGTAAATTTGATAGGGATTTGTTGGCTCGGCTTCAATTAATGGTTGCATGCCTTGATTTACAATTCTATCACGCAGCTTGGCTAAGAAATGCACATCACTATTTTCTCGAACTAGGTCAGGTTCTTGTAAGCCTTCTTTAGCTAGATATTCACGAAAATCTTTGAGTTTGGCGTCGCGGTCTTTGTCACGGGTTAGAGCAGCATAAATGCTTTCCACATTCTTGAGATTTTCCCTAGTGGCCTTTGGTCCTAACAGTGTTTTGGCCACATAGTCAGGATCCATGCCACCATCAACTAATTGATTGCTAGTGCGGCTGAACATGCCATTGGCGCCCACTTTGAGTCCTAGTTGCTTGGCAATTGAACTCATTAACACATTACGATTCATGCCTTTGTAAGCTGAATCGTCTGAGCCGCCGTAATAGAATTGTCCCCAATCCAAGTTGGGAAAAAACATAAAGTCAGTTTGTACATAGCCATTTTCTGGCTTGCCATTGATGGGAGTACGCAGGTGTACTTCGCCACCCTTCTTTACCCAGGCTTTGGGATCTTCGCCGTGACTCACAGCCCATTGTGTTAGCTTGGCTGCCAGTTGTTCTTTGCTTATTTCGCTAGCATCCACTGCCATGTCCATGTCGCCTGAGGTGGGTTTACGGCCAGTGCTACCTAACCAACGTTCACGTGGGAATTCCAAGCCTGTAAGTGCTTCCAGCCATTGCACTGTGGCTGCTACATCACTTTGATTGATGCGTCCTGTTAGTGGATTGCCATCGGCATCTTTAAAAACGTTACCGCCTTCTAGTAATCTCATTGTGTTTTTTCCAGTTTCATTCGTTGGTACAGTGTATAACTTGGGTCAAAGTTTTTGCTCCAGGTCAACGATTCTGCCATTGCTGGTGCAGGCACAGGTTTTTTTACAGGCGTAGTCATACCGGGCATCTTCATTACATTTGCATAGTTAAATCCTGCAGGTGTTTGTGCAGGTGTTTGTGCAGGTGTTTGTGCAGGTGTTTGTGCAGGTGTTTGTGCAGGAGTAGTAGGTGTGGCTACCGCGGCGTTTGGATTATTTGCTTTTGCTCGATGTACCTGACCTGTTGGTGTTTGTGTTAACGTTCCACCAGTACTGGTTGTTGTTGGAGGTGCTGGTGCTTGTGCTGGGTCTTTTGTGTATAAATCTTGAAGACGACGGTACTCGGGCGCCATCTTTTTTACAGTTGCGACAATGTTATCTGTGTTGACTTGCAGTTTTCCTGTATTGAGAGAATTAGCTGCTTGTACAATATTTCTTGGATCAAGTGTTTCATCTTTGACGTTATTTACGGTACCAAGTCGAGCCCATTCTTTGGCTATTTCAGTTGCAATCTCGTTTTCTGCTTTGGCTATGCTGGCGGTGCCTTTGTTTTGACTGGCTGCCATGTGACCATATTTGCTGTAGGTACCTTGTTGTGCTGCCGGAACACCTGCTGTATCTAGTATCTTGTTGGCAAAATATTCAGCAGTATTCAATGGCGCTTTGGCTACCCCTTTGGCGGTGCTAGCAGCATAGTTACCTACTCCCTTAGCAACATTGGTTGCTACATTTTTGAGTACACCTTCGTCTACTGCTCGTCGTGCAATTTCATATATCTGCATTTGTTCTTCTCACTGATCTGGCAAATTTGCCCGAGTCCCTGGTACGGATAGCATTCAGCAATTTGCGTTGCAGATTTTCAGCTTGATCAGCTGGAAACTCTGTGTCAATTTGTTCCAGCAATCTAATAGCATTGGCAATGAGTACGGCCGCACGGTTTTCAATCAACAGGCGGCGATCACGCTCGATGTACAAATCGTCCAATTCTTCTAGTAAACTGCGGGTGCGTTTTTGCATCTGCTCCGGGGCCTTTGGATTATTTAGCGGATTTAGGTTGTTTGAATACAATCGATCAAGTCCGGAAAAGCTGTTTTCCAACTATTATTTCTGCGTATGTCCCAGGTAGCAACAAAATTTTGCCAGGAGGTCAAATTGACCAATTTTGTTGATTTAATGTTTGCCACCATCTTATGTATTACATGATCCATTGGATATTTTTCAATTACTAAATTTTGAACTGATTTTGGCATTTTATTCAGATCCCAGGCACTATTAAAACAAAAATGTACGTTTAGGTCAGTTTTGTCACCCCACTGATTTGTTGCTAAATTTTGTTGTATCCAAGATTCCAATCTATCAAAATAATAAGCATTTAAAAAATTAGCTGTAAATTCTATTCTAAACATCAAATTATGGATATTTTTGTTATCTCTAATTCGCAGTAAATTTCTGCTGACCTTGACCCAAGTTAGCGGCCATCTCACATAATCAAACTGTTCTTCAATTCCGTCAAGACTTGCTGCAAAAATTATCAGTTTAAATTTTTTCCATTCATTTAAAACTTCTTCATTGGGATATATGGACCCATTGGTAGTGTAGTGCAAAGTGACTTGTTCAGGATGGGGCACATGCTCCAAAAACTTTAAATGTGTATCTGTAAATAATGGTTCCCCACCAAAAAATTTAATGTACTTAACTTTTTCTAAAGAAACAGCAGAAACAATTTGATCAATTGCAGCAATGGGTGTTGTAGATTTAATTGTTATTTTTTTATTTTGAAGTTTTGATTGCTCTTTGGTCCAGAGAGAACTGCTTTGTTGATTGCAAATAACACATGCTGCGTTACACTCATTGTCTAAATGGATATCAATGATTACTGGATCCTGAGAACTTTCAGCATCAGGCACCCAGTCTGGTCCACTTTGTCGCATGCTTTGTTGCCCGGACTGTTCTAATAGAAAACATTTGTTGCAAGCCGGTGACCAATCAGTGATGGAATCAAACAGTTTTTTTCGATTGTCTTGAACAGCAGAATCAACAGGTATTTCTTGAGCAAACCAACAACAAGGTTTGACTGTTAGTACATCATTTGATTTCAAAGTAAATGAATACCCATTGGATAGGTATCTGCAAAAATTATTTGGCATTATGACGTTTTGATCTTTCCTAGCAACTGCTTGAGCTTGGCGCTTTGCACGTCAGCTGTGACTTTGGGTGTTTCTATGTCAAAACCTTCCTTGGCTTGTGGTCGTTCCCAAGGTGCAGATTTGGCATCATCTGCGGTAGCACTAACTTGGCTTTTTGCTTTGATCGAGTCCATGATACTTGAGCTGGGCTTTTTGCTAAACCCGTTTTCGTTGTCATCCCCGCCTTCATCAGTAATGCGCATGGTTTCAATGTTGTACTCCAAATCAATCTTTTGACCAACGCCGGTCGAGCTTCGAGACTTCATACACTGGATCTGATACTTGCCACGCTCTTTCATAGCACGACTTGTAAAGATACCAAACACATTATCTGCTGTGTTAATCTTTGAGATACCACCTGAAATATGTGAGTGGTCAAATTCAATTTCTTCCACAGCTGATCGATTCAACTGTGACGCTGTGACCATTAAAATACCCAGTTCTTTGGCCAAGTTGCGCAGTTCTTCAGAAACATACTTGTCCTTCACAAACAAATCGTTGGGCGATACTTTAGCACTCACAGGCATCAACAAGTCTAAGTAGTCAATCATCACAAAGTCCACTTTCTTACCAGTTTGAATTTGATACTCTTTTAAGTAAGCACGAATGTCATTGATGTTTGATTGTGCTGGCAAGCCTTTTACTTGATAGTTGCCTGACTTCTTGGCTACAAGTTTGACCTTGAGTTCTGTGGTGTCTATGTCTTTTCGAATGTCCTTGGTGCTCATGTTGGTTAGCATGGCATCAGTTCTCAAACTGGTAAGCTCTTCACTCAGTTCTAGTGTGATATACACCCCGCTGAGTCCTTGCTGTAGCCAGTTCAGTGCAATGTTCATCATTACCAAGCTCTTGCCCGAACCTGATCCACCTGCAAAAATGTTCAGTTCGCCTCGACTGAACCCGCCATACAACAATCTGTCCAGTTGTGGCCAACCTGTGCTTACTTGTCCGCCTGAGTTGAAGTATTTCTCAATGCGACTCTTAGGATCAGCAAAGTAGTCTGTGCCCATGTCTTTAGTGAGTGATATTTGTACTGCATCTTTGATGAGTTTTTCAACAGGATCATATTCACCTTTTTCCAACAAGTCTGCGGCTTTTAAAATAGCCCGCTCCAGTTCCTGGCGGCGAGTAAATGCTTCAAACTCGCCCATAAACCAATCAAAGTGTCCTTCATTCAAGTCTGGCACAGCCGCCAACTTGACCCCAGTGGTCGCCGAGATTTGAGTGCGATCCGGCAAGGTCTTGTGTTTGTCTGAGTGTTCTTTGATAAACTCAGCCGCAGGTCTCAAACTCTTGTCAAAGTTTTGTGGGTTGTAGATGTTTTGAACACGCACATAGCTTTGTGCGTCTTCCAACATCATTTCTAGAAATAAACGCTGGACATCAAGTCCGTATTCTTTTAGCATGAATAAATTCCAAGTATGTAGTAAGTGTGTCTAATACTTCAGCGGGTGTTGCTGCTTGAGTACGCTGTGTGTAACATTGATGTAGTTTTGGCAGCAACGACTTTTTGAAAAAATAGCGATTGCCTTCTGGTCCGTGATGCCCTTCTGGTGCGTCAGAGTCTGCCGGTCGGTTTACTCCAATGTTTATGTTGTAATAAGTTTTGTCAAACACAATGCATTTTTTGTGCTCTTTGCAATGCGCTAGAACAACTCGACCTGGTTCCCAATCGTCAATGTGGTCAAAATTTCTACTGAGATTTATGATCATGTAATTGGCATTGATACCGTCTAGCCATTGTGTTAGTAAAAAAATTTGACGTAGTGCTTCTGTTTCAATCCATCTACGATTGCTGTGTATTATTAGTTCTCGGTCGCCACCAAAATTTAGCATGCTAACCAGTCCACGATGTTCTGCAATATCAATTAATTCATAATACCATGTGCTAGTATTGAATTTGTATCCCTGGTATGGCGTGTCTACATCGTTATTATTGAATATAGTAATACGTTCCAAAGGCGGAATGCCTACAAATATCATGTCATTGTACCAGTCAATTTCTTGAGACATTCCTATTAATAGCTGCTGAACTGACGAGAAACTATTGCCTATGCGTGAGCAATTCATTACTGTGTTTACTTCCAATGCTTGAGCAGCCAGACCCCAAAAACTGTCTGCAGGTTTTACATGAAAAAATGGAGTGGCATAGCTATCACCAAAAACCCAAAGTTTATTGTATTTTTTTAGCAAAGTTTGTCCTTTATACTTGTCTCAAAAAAATGTTTGTTACCAACAGGTCCATGATGTCCAAACCAATCATATGTATCAAAGTCAGCTGGCCTGTTAATGTTAAGATTTACATTGTACAGTGAGTTGTCAAACAGTTGACAACGATTGTGATTTAAACAGTAGTCTAGTATATATTGACTTGGTCCCCATTGATTATTTTTGTCTAGATTTTTACTGAGATTTACAATAATATAATTAGCATGTTGCAAATCGAGCCATTGTGTGATTAAGAATATTTGTCTTAGTACCTGTGTCTCAATCCAACTGCGATCACTAATTAATACTGATAGTTTATCAAGTTGCTGGTATTGTAAGTTTATCAGTCCATGATGGCTTGCAACATTGTCAGTTTCTGCTTGCCACGATTTTGTGTCAAATATAAAACTTGTTAATGCTGTGTCTTTGTAATTGTCAAATATAGTAATTCTTTCTAATGGTGGCAAGCCAATAATAAAAAAATCTTCTTTAAAGTTATAACGCTGTTGTTCGCCTACTAGCATATGACACACGCTATCAAAACTAATTGCAGGTCTACTACAGTTAATCACAGTATCAACATTAAGGTTGTTAGCAGTCAACCCCCAAAAACTCTCATTGGGAGCAACACATACATCCGGAGTGCTATGACTGTCACCAAATACCCAAAGCCTATTGTATTTTTTTAACAAGTTGTTTCTTCCTTATCTCTATCTTAATTCGACTGGTTTCTCTAGAGGCCATTATAGTCAGCAAGGTGCCAACACGCCCTAACACAATCACAGCGTCATTGACATCTTTACAGCCTTCTGGCCACTCGGGTATACTTACCGCCCAACCCAGTTCCACCGCACGATCAATTAGTTCTACGCCTGCTTGATCCTGGTCGGGTACCACAGTTATTTCTCGGCCCAAGTTGCGTATCAGTCGGGCTTGTGAATCGCTTATGGTGTTGTGCATCACAGCTACACCACCAATACTCAGTGCATCAAATATGCCTTCTGTTACTATCACATTGGTCCAGTTGGTGTGTTGTAAGTCTGTCCCAAACACATAGCCAGGCTGGCTGTCTGAAATAAACTTGGGTTGCTTGTTATCTAAAAATCTGCAGGTGTATCCTACAATTTTGTTTTCGTATGTAAATGGTATCACCACATGCGGGCGTGTCCAATGAACTCCATCATTTTCTATCTGTACCATCATAGGAAAGTCTTCAGGTACATGTCTGCCCTGCACATAGTCCCAATGTGTCTGGTGCTCAGGTGTTAGTAACTCGGCAAATGGTGGCAAGTCTCGTTCTTCAAATGTGATGCCGGCCAATTGATTCCAAGCCTGTTGTCTATCTTCTAGGATGCCATGTATGCTACGATGCCGCAGGCTTTCAAGATTGAGCATTTCAATTTCGTTGTCCGGCACACCCATCCACGTCAGTAGTCTGCGAGCTTTAATGCTTAGGGTACGACCCATGATAAAGCTGGCTGTGTAGGCACAATTGAAACAGTGATAACTCCATCCCTGTTCAGTAGCTTTGAGTCCGCCACGCCCTCTTGTGTCTCGAGTGCTGCCATTGTGCTGACAGCAAACTGCATTGAAACTCAACCAACCACTTGGTGTGGGTTTTCTTTTGGCAGGTAGATACGCAAGGATGTCAAGCATCTATACAGTATAGCAGATCAGCTGTACTAAATCAACGATATTGGAGGTTAGTAATGTAACCAGTTGTGATCAATACCTGCGCACAAACAGTGCCTTGGTATTGCAATGGCAAATATCCAGATCCACCATTGGTCACTTGAATTGCGCCAATCTGACCATTGCCTACCGAAGTCACAATAGCTTCTGCACCCGAACCATTGCCTAAAATTTGCACTTTGGGCGGCGCAACATAACCTTGGCCGCCATTGGTTACGTTGATAGCAGTGACTACTCCGTCAGTTACTATGGCTGTGGCTTGTGCTTGTGATCCTTGACTGTTGTTGAAGGCAGCACGAATCAACGGGTAAAACCCTACCACATTATAATACTGGGTAGAAGTTTCATCATAATATTGCCAAGCACTGGTAACATCATACCAAACTGATTCGTAAGTATCTGCTGCTTGGAATTTGATAGTTCCAGTAAAGTGATCCAAGTCCATTTTGACTGTGGTTAAACTTTGGCCATTTGTGGGAATATGGCTTGAAAAGAATTCGGTAAGCTGTGTGGTATTCACAGGTTGCGGGTACAATGCCCAGTCTGGCCAGTTTGTGGGGCCAGGCACTAGTTGTTGTGCTTTGCCGTAGATAGTGGGAATGGTCAACATTTCACTAGGCACAAATGCAGGAAACACTGAATTCACAATGTTGCAGTCTGCTCTAGCACCTGAATTGGCATCCACATACGCGGCCTGTACGTAGTCGCCCGCGGTGCGTTGTATACTGTAACTGCCTGGCTGTGCTGTGATGTTGATGGTATCCGAATTGTCCAGCACCACTTTTACTCTGCCCAGCGTAGCACTCAGTGTGACCATGGGTTTTTCAACCAGGAGCTGATCGCCAGTTTGATTCATCAATCTAAACACAAAACTACTGCCCGTGATGTTCACGGGCTTTTCCTCTTGATTGATAAATTCAAACAGTAGAACATTGTCTACACCTTTGTTAACGGTTAATTGTTTTGCATACACTGGGTCGTACCTCGCTGTGAAATATCCACCACTGGTGTCAACTAACAAGACTTTGGTAATTTGCTGGTATAAGTAAACGGTGGTTGAATACATAGGATCCTCGAACAATATTTATGGGTAATGATATCTTTCAAAAACTGGCGGTGAAATATCCGTTTATAACACTGTGCGTGTATGCCAATGAAGAATATGTGGGTGTAGTACAAAACAAAGACGATGCTGTCACAACCATCTATGATTTTGGTGCTGTGCTAACACAAGACGCCAAGCTAGAATACCTTGAGTTGGCAGCCACTTGGTGGTGGGAAAGCAATCGCAGTATACCCATAAACATATTTCTACGCGGTGAATGGGACAAGTTTCGCCCTACACTACGCACATTTAGCAACAAAGATCTTGAAATTTTACATGGACCCGCTTGCAGTTTGATGGACATTGCTCGCAAGAAAACCAAGCGAAAATCAATCACGCTGGTGCGGCGTCTTGACTGAGCAAGTTCATGTGTAGTGCTACCAGGGCCGCGTAGGAAACCGCATGCGCTTTTTTGAATGTGTATCCACGTGAGTCATCACCATTCCATACTTCGGCAAACACTTCCGGCCAAGGGCGATTTTGCAAGTGTGCTTTGCCTGGACGAATTACAGAAATAAATGCCGCCATTCTAGGTATACTATCTGGCTGCATTGACGCCATTAAGTCTGCGTAATTGCCCACATGCACCAGTTGACCGGCCCAGGTAGTATCAGTCCACAGTCTCTGCCATGGCGGCGTTGCTGCCAGCATTTCAGCATAGTGTGCGGGATCACGGATCAACTGATACACACTCATGTTCAGCAAGTCTATCTTGAAGTATCCACGCTGTTCTGCTGATTCATAGTCTATGGCTGCACAACCATTAGGTATGTCTTTGGGAATGTCTGTGACATAGATACCCGAGTTGTGCCTACGCACTTGACCTTGATGCAATTGCCGTGCGGCAGTGTGCTGGATCAGTTTCAACACAGCCGTTCTGTCCGGCACATCAATGTCAATGTCTGCGCTCATTTTGAATTAGTATCACAAAGTGCAATCACCACTTGTAGTTTTTCTCGGGCCAGTTGTATTGCTGCCAAGGCATCTGCCACTGTGGGATGCTTGGCTGCCAAGGCAGCAATGCGCCATTCTTCATCACGCTTGGCTCGCGCCCAATCCAACAGGGTTTCGGCGTCTGATGAGAGTGAAATCATAGGATGTGATGAGTGAAGTTGTTGCCAGGAGTTGCCATCATTAATTTCCAAACAGTTCATGCTGGGACTCCATCGCACCATGCCTGCTCCGCTGGCACCTGGGCTGATGTATGGATTGGTAGACATGCCACCTGATACTTGAATGTATTTGCTGCCGCTAATATTTCTAATCATAATGCAATTATAGCAACAATGCCAATGTAAGTCAACTGATGAGCCATTTGATCCAAGCCCAAGTGTGCCCAAAAGCTAGGATTTTGTAGATCTCGATTGCCCCAGTTCATCTTGGCCCAATCAATGTGATAATGTAGCACAGCATCTATCACGCCCATTATTACACTGGCTGCCCAGTATGCAGGGCCTACCACCAGCCCAACGCAGACTGCTGTACCAATGCCTTGTTTTAGACTGTGACGCATGCCCAGCCAGTGACCGTAGATGCCTTTGTGCTTGACCTCCACCATATCTTGATCTACAAAGTCAATGTACCAGTGTTTGATTTGTAAGAGTATGAGTGTTAAAAATATTGCTGCTTCCATGTTACCAACCTGCCTTGTTCAATATGTCTTTGGCGTACTCTTGATCAGCAGGGTAGTTATGAAACTTCTTTTGCCATACATCTGAGTCAATGTAAGGCCATACCATGCTGATCTGATCAGGTGAGAGTTCACCCAAGAACTTTTGTCCTGACTCTGAATTGTAAATCACCCAAGGTGATATCCTACCTGTTGTGACTGCATAGCACATGGCTGGAGTGCTGCCATATCTCAAACAGTCTTGCGGCTGTGCTGAATTCTTCTCTGCCCAGTCCATTCCAAACTCCACAGCTCTAGCTAA